TTCATTTGTTTCTTCTTCGATTGCCATATCAAATGAAGCAAGTCTAACCACATCATCAAGAAGTGCATCGTCAGTTATTTTTGCAGCTCTTGCAGCAGTACGGATCGCAGATGTTATTGTGCGTTCAGTTTCTTGCTGTTTAAATTTTGCAACAATTTCTTCCGCATTTTTCTTTTGGGTTTCTAGCTCGGCTATTTGCCGTTGTAATGGTGCAATTTTTTGGGTAATCCGTTGCGTGACAAGATTTTCAATTTTACCCTCGTCAACTTTACCAGAAGCAAGTTCTTCAAGTTCAGGAAACTTGTCAAGTTTTTGCAAGACTTCTGCAAGGTCAAGGTTTGCCAAAGGTGCAAACTTGGTCTTAAGTGCCTTGTGATCTGAACGTTCTTTCGTTAAGGCTGTGCTAAGTTTGTTTACATCTTCTTCAGTTTTAATTCCTTCAACTTCGGTAAGTATAAATTTACCGTCCTTTTCAGAGTATAAGGTATCGAAACCCGCAGGGATTTCGTCTTTAGTTTCATACGCAAGTTTTAAAGCCATTTTATTTCCTTAGGTTGGTTGTTGATTGTTTGGCTTAGATACAGAACCCATACCAGCTTTAGCAGCATTAGGGTCCGGCACTATACCAATTTTATTTTCTTGTAATATTTTATCGACTTCTGATAAAAATTCCATTGTGGTTAGACCTTTATCGGTTAAATAAGCATGAATACTTTCTAATGATAATGGCGCACCAAGCTGTCTTGATTGCATCAAATTAACAAGCTCTTGACCTTGCATCCCAACCTTAGTAAAGTTGAGATTTGGTGTTATTTTCACTAAACTAGGATCAGCTCCTTTCATAACGGCTATTAATTTTAAACACCGTTCAATAGCTCTAGCTCCTGTTATTGCAATTTGATTCAGTGTGGCAACCTCGCTTCCGCGTCTAACACGCAAAGCTTCTCCTGATTCAACATTTGATTTATCACCAATAACCCGGCCTGTTTGTAACTCCGCACGTTTTCTATCGGCATCAAGGGCAAGACGTTGCTCACTAAGGCCTTTTGATTCAACACCTATATAGTAAGCCTTACCGCCCATTTGTACATCAATACGGCTACCAGCCCCCGCCCTAATAGGTGGGTCCACTTCGTCGGTTTTATTTATAACCTGACCCTCAATAATAAGAGTGTCTTGGCTTTGCATAAATAGACTATAACGGTAATCAGCTTCTCCGCGATAAATAGATAACACGGTATTAGCTAATCCTAATAATGGTGGGGTATCAGGTTCAGGCAACGTGTCTTTTCCGTTAACAAATATAAAAGGTATTTGGGTAAAAACAGAACCTTTAACTTTAGGGCTAACAAACCCACTCAAATCTTCAGATAACAATTCACCGTCTACAACGGCTTGCTCATAAATACCATTATTTAGTCTTAAAATACGGGTTTTTTCTTTAGAAACCCAACTGTAGTTTTCACGAATATTTGTAGTCTCATCTAATAAAACAAAGTCAACTTTATCAGTATTTACAAAGTCATTAGACTCGTCCCAATTAAATATAGAAAGTGCATCGTATAAAGCTATAAACAATTCTGGTGTTAAGCTTTCAGACGCAGGTAAATCTACAAGTAAGCCACAACGACCGGGAACTAATTGATGTTCATTAACCCTTAACAGTAATTCTAAAATTGACTCACCTTTATTAGAACAATTGTCACGCAAAGCTTCTAGCTCAGGTGGCAATTCGATAGACGCATCTTTTTGATGTAAAAGACCAATTGAAACTTCAACCGCATCTTTAATGTAATCAGGAAAAACAGCTCTAGCTAAATAATTTTGATATGCAGATTCACCTTGAGGATCTTTATTCTTTTTATCAATAATCATCCCAGGTGTCATCGGCAAATATTTTGTCGTTTTATCTTTTACATGCCGCTGACCTTTGTAAAAATCAAGAATCATATCCCAATCTAATTCACGTTCTACAAAACTAGGATGTTTAAATATAGCCATTATTGAGTTCCTTCTAAAGTTTTAGTAACCCTATCAAAAGCATAAGCATTACCATCAACGGCTTGCCTTAAATCTGATGCTAAAGAAACAGCATTTGTTAGTTCAACAGAAGCGCCGCATTTTTCAATACGGTAACAAATTTCTGTTAAGGCTGCACATAAAAATTCAGATGTAATTTCTTTGTTCATTATTGAGTTCCTTTAACCTTACCACCTTTAGCACCAACACCGACTGATAAGATAAAATATCTTGTTTCGTCACCAATATGATCTTCTGATTCAGTATCTACATCGTCGAGGTCATCTTCATCTCGAGGTAATATCGGAAACAGATTTATAAAATCTCTGCAATTATCGAAAACAAACAAACCAGGATCGGTTCTTGGTAATCGTAATTCTTTAGTTTTAGGGTCTTCCCAAGCAGGTACAGAACCTGCAATATAAGTTCTTAATTTTTCCCAACCGGCCTTTCTACTACCAGCACTTTTGTCAGAAGTAGTCCAAATTATACCGGGTCTATTTTTTCCGGCTACCATAACCGGCTTACTCATAACACTTCCAATACTGTTACCATCCATAACATCAAAAATGCTATTATCAGCAGGTCCCGGATGTACTTTGGTATATAAATTTGCTTTAAGCTCCCTCTCGATTATACCCTCAGTAATTTTGGCTGTCAACATTCTTAAACCCTCATTCGGGCGACCTGTACAACCATACCATTCCATTATTCTAAAAACGTCGCCTTTAATTGTTCTACGAATAGTTCCGTCATCTAATTTTACATCGCATCCATCACTAATAGCCCACCAACCAACAGAAAACGGTTTAGATGATCCGTAGTCAAAACTTCTTGTAAGTCGCCATGTTTTAGGTATTGTGAAAGGTTTAACTACATGGAACGCTTGTGACCACAGATCATCAAACATACCACCAGATGTAACGTCCCAATCTCCGCCTAACCATGCTCTTCGCTTGTTTGGTTCTTCAATTTTCTCAAGTGAAGCCACATACTCAGGAGTAAGAAACTTATTTTCGCGATAAGAACCAAAAATATGAACTTTCGTTTTAACGACATCTTCTCTTTTTCCTATTTGCGGGTTAAAAACGTTCACAGATTCACGAACAACACGACCCATAGGTGCAGCGTCTACAAAATGACGCTTAACCCAAGTATGTCCGACACCGAACGGATTACATGTTGCAAAAACTTCTAAAGGTATCTCAGGTAATAAAAATTCATGTGCCTGTTGCTGCCTACGTTTAACAAACACAACTCTTCCGGTCTCATTATAAATGTCACCGTCGATATATTGAGGAAAGTCTTGTGGTCGAAATGATGTTCTATTACAAGACATCATCGAATCGAACAAGTTAATTGTAGGATATTTGGTTAACTCATTCCAACCTATGAAAGGAAACTCTTGTCCGTGAAAACCCCAGTAGTCAGCATCTACTTTTAAAGTTCTGAATAAAAGTTCTTCACCTGTAGGCCACTTCCACTTATAATCTGACTTCGAGTTAATAAACTTAGCACCATCTCGAAATTCAGGAAACCATCTTAATGATTTAGCTACCAAGTCATCTAAGTTCTTATACTCGCGGTCGAATATAACCCCGCGCCAGTGCCTACCGTAACCAATACCGACCCGACGACGAAAGCGCATAAGCTGAACGTCAGTTTTTCCAGGCCCCCGACTACCATGATATAAAATAATTTGAGCAGGGCAAGACGCCGCCATTGTTTGACTCCCCGGTAAAGGTTGCCAAACAATTTTAGGCATCTTTTTAACTTGTATTATTTTAGCCATTACTTTCCATGATATTGACCAGGTTCTTGCATTCGATCAGGAAACATCTCAGCAAATGTTTCAAAATCTTCTATTCGCATATTAACGACATCACAATGGCTTTCTATATTACACAACTTTGAATAATAAATCAAAGCCGCCGCAGCATGAATATCTCTTGCGCGTAAGATAAAAATTGGCTCGTCATCAGGAATTACTCGACCGGTTGCCCGATTTATAATTCTACGATCTTCGTTTACATCATATTTTGGTTCTTGCTTAATATCCATAGATCAAGGCTCGTGATAAATACCGCAGTTAGGACAAAGATTTCCATCTGGCGTACAATAAAACAATTGGTTTCCGCAGTTACAAGTCCAAGCTAAATGTGGCGAATATCCGTATTTAAAAACTCCTTTAAAAACTCCGCAACTAGGGCATTCAAAAAGACTTTCATTGTAAGGAACAACTGCTACCCATTGATGTTTGCATCCTAAACAAATAGCTTCACCTGATGCTGAACATTCCTCAACATCAGGTTTTAACTTTGCAGGAAATTGAATTATTTCTGCCATTATTTGAGAAGTTCTACAATGGCATCAGCTAATTTCTTAGCGACTTCATCTACACGTTTAGTATACCAATCCATATCTTTTTTACTGGTAATAAACGCAACTTCTAAAATGATACCACCGGCTTCACAAAATCCTAGTCGATGGTGTTGACCAGAGTTATCAGCTTTCCATCCTTTGTCACCGCGAATAGGAATTGAAAGAACAGAACCAATCGCTTGACATAATGCCTGTGCAGCCGCTTTGTGTTTGATTTTAGCCAATGCCTCAATCCCTGTAGCAGTAGATTGACCGGCGTTAAAATGCAATTCGATAGCTAAGTCAGATATTTCTGCAAGCTTAATAGCTTTTCGCAACGGCTGATTAATGCCATCATCACCATCTCGCAAAACATTGATCTTTTTGGCAACCAGCAAATTGTAAATTTTATCTCGTAATTCGAGTGCCAATACAGCTTCCTTTAACCCGTTAGCACATGCACCAGGATCAGTCATAGAATGCCCCGCACTAATTAATACTTTCGTCATAAACACCTCTTTATTTAAAATATTTAACTCGCCAATTACAGTACCATTGGAATGCGTATAAAGCACCCGTAAAATACCAGCCTAATTGACTTGCCAACCATAAGTATCCCATTATAAGCAAGCAAAATTCTATAAACCATTTTAAAAACTTGCAACATCATGATTCATTAGCGAAGCCCTTTAGATGGTGTAACCACAGTGTCGCCGTTGTACTGACCTTTTGCTGCATACGACTTGTCTGCAGGAACATGCTCGTGTTCAAAGAACACAATTTGACCAATTTTCATTCCCGGGCGAATGCGTATAGAATGGTAGCGGTTCAAGTTAACCAACTCCAATGTCAACTTACTTCCATTCCATCCTGCATCACACCAACCAGCATTCAAATGTTCTAAAAAGTTTCTGGCCATTGTGCTTTTAAGCTTATATTCAGCAGATATGTTTGTGGGAAGTCTAAATATTTCCCGACTCGCCGCAAGTATACCTTGACCGGGTAAAATTACAAAACCATCTTCCGTCATTTCATGACTACGTGTAGAAATCGATTCTTTCTTTGCCAAGTCAACAACGGTACTTTTAGATTCATTTAACGCTTCAAAATGAATAACGTTGTCAAGAGTCAAGTCAATAGACGCACTATTAACATTCTCAGGGTCTGCCGTAATAACACCGGCAAAGATCAACTCATTTAATTTATTATAAGATAACAACATTTTTATTTCCTTAGATGGGGTAATATTAAGGCACTGTAATTTCTTGAGTGTGTGAAACATCTGCACCATTAATAGTAACAGTTAGTGTAACGGTTTTAACTCCACCTTCTTTATAAATTGCATAAACCGGCGTAGCAGCCACTCTTTTTATTGAAGAATTAAGTGCTCCGGGCAAACTCCACGTCCAAGCAGTTCCACCCTCTTGCTTTGCAGCATTAAGTAAAACTCCGTGAACAGCGAAACCCGAACTAAACAATACAGGTGCAGGAACTATAATTTCTTTAGCATAGGCAGAAACTTCGTTGCTGAAAACACTTTTAATTGTTCGAGTAGTATCATAACTACGCACCGCGCAAAAGTAAACAGCCGTTTTGTCCAACCCATCAAGTGTATAGGTAGTAACATTTCCAGCATCTGCCGCAATAGTGTAAGTCCCGGCACTCAAACCACAATTAACTTCATATCCACCAACATTATTAGAAGTCGAAGCATCCCACGATAACGACAACTTGGCACAATGCCCCAATGTTGACCACAAACATGTTAGAAGCACTATCATAAGAATCATAGCCGCAGTCAACAGCTTTCTAACTTTCTTCATATCGTTATTCAACGCAACAGAGTTATTCATATATCACCAATAAGTAAAATAAAGTAAAAATTAATAAATCGAAAACAAGTTATTTAAATTTCAGTTAGTATTATTACTAACGAAAGTAATAGAATATTTCTCTTAAATTTCGTTTAACGATTCTTTCACCAACTTAGCTTGCTGTTCTTCAGCAACCAACTCCCATTCTGTAGTATCAGCGATTGTCGGTATTAACAGTATACCACCTTTAAACTCGTCCTCGTCAACAGGTGTTTTGTCCATACCTAAAATTTTAGCCATAGTCGTGGCAGCAGATACCCTCGTGTTAAACGGTCCATTTTGAGCAGCCTCTCGAAGTGTGGTCATTACTATAGCAGTATCCTCTAGTTTTTGAGAATCAGAGTCATTCGCTTTACTTAATTCAACTTCTTTAATCTTACGTTGTACATAAGGCTCGTTTAAAAATGTATGCCTCCAACGTTGAGCAGCTTCTTTTAAAAAACCAATTCTTAAACAAGCTTTATAGTCGTCATAGTCAACAACGTATTCTCGAACGAATCGATTTCTAAGAGCTATCTCTGCCGGTGAAAATACAACACCGTCTGAAGATTCGTCAAACATCATATCGTCAAAATTATCCATAATTGATAACCACACAGTAGATTTGGTAAGATTTAGTGGAGCTTATATTCATGTCAGATCTCTAGGATTTTTGGTCTGTTTCAAATACGGTATATCAAAACAACTTAGATGTCAAGTTAGAAGTTTGTAGATGATTAGATGATTAGATATGGGTAGTGAGATTGGATAGTGGATAAGCGGATAATAGAGGTTGATTAAAGCAGGTACAAGAGGCTGATTAAATCGGATACAAAGTTCTCATTTTAGATCTATATTTTATGGGTGGAGTACGCCCAACCAAAATTAAAATAATCGGGTACGCACCCGGTACACCTTGCCATATCAAGCACTAAACAAGGCCGATTTCTCGCGTTTTAAGCCGTTTTTAGCTATGAGTAATACTACCCTACCGGCTAAGTAATCAACGTGCTAAGCGTAGTGTTAGCGTATGAATGCAATGGTATCATGTGTATAAGTATTGCACCAACAATGTGCAAGCTGCACCAATAGCGTGCAAAACAGGGATATTTCTATTAATATCAGTATGTTAGGTTGTGCATAACCTTGTTGATAACCCATAAAACAGGTTAACTGACGCACTATAATAGTGCTATGTGAATATAGTATAGAATGTAGGTCTAATGTAACTTATTGATATTATTATAGAATTTAATTATTAACAAGTTGGCATATTGGTTGCTATATATTATATGTAACCTTGTTAACAAATTGACTAGCAACCAGTTTGTTAACCGCTCATTAACAATTAGGTCAAGTAAACTGTTCATTTTGAATAGTTGGCAATAGTGCCACTATGAACCCATGTTTAAACATAACTAAAGGTAAATCAAAATGAATACTCAACAAACAAAATTAAACCCATTGCACACAATCAGCTTATTGGCTGCTTTACAAGGTGGCGTTAAGCCAACCAAAGCAACTAAAGCAACCAAAGCAGTAAAAGCCGATAAGGTTAAAAAGCCTGAATCGGTTAAGGTTTTGGCATTACCTGCACCAAGTAAAGGCAAGGGTAAAAACAAACCTAAACTTGGCGTTTTTGCTGGTGTTGACATTAATTATGGTAGTAAGCTGGTAACAGTTAAACCGCCATTAAAACCTACTAACGAACAACGCGAAGCCGTTTTAAATGGTTTGGGTGTCAATGGCAACCCTATCAAACAGGTTGCCAAACGATGTTCAGGTTTAACCAGCGCTGCAACAATATGGCATTACATCGACGGTTATAGGGCAGCTCATAACACGCTACCTACCGTTGATATTATCGACAACGCTGCTTTAATGTGCGTTAAGCGCGGTGAGCTGTTCGAGTCAAGGGTAAAAAAATCAAACATTTCGGCCGAAATTTGGGCGTACAAGTGTTATTACCAGTTAGGCGGGGCTACTCGCAAAGCTGGTCAAAAAGCCGCTAATAGTGGTTTAGCCAACGCCCTTATTGAAGCCAGTTTAGCTGTTAAGGTATAAGGTTTATAGTTACCTAGCAATAGGTAACTATTCAAAGTGAATAGTTTACTTAAATCAATAACTTAACTTAACTTTACAGGTGATAAAATGAATGTACAAACAATAATTGACAGATCGAAAGCTGCTTTAAGAAACACTTTCGGAAATGATAACTATAATATTATAGGAGTTGGTAATAATACTATAATTTATTCCAACGGTATTAAAACCGTCCAATTTAACAGCTTAACGGGATCATTAAGTCTGTTTACTTTTGAGGGGAAATTTATTTAAAACAAAAGGGCTGAAAAGCCCTTTTTTATTGCCTAAAATTTAGCAAAGAGTTGGAATAAAACCGCCCGGTTTAAACTTACAAGGCTTATCTTTTGCATGGTTATCTTTCCATAAGACTTGCTGGCTTAGTTCAAAGCCGTTTACACTTAAGATTTTGCTTGACATATTCTCAAAAATCTCTTGAGCAAGCCTTACTCGCTCCTGTTCATAAGATTCGTTGTCGTCAGATTCAAATTCTTGTCCTAGATCAGTTAAGATTTCAAACAAACCGTCTGAACTAACATTCCTTAAATTCCTTAAGAAAATTCCAATATCATCGACGGGGACGATCATACACGGTTCTGTTTCCTCAATGAATACCATCTCACAAAGGACAGCATAAGAATTATGTAAATATAAAATTTTATGCGAATCTTCTTCAGTCTGTATCGCTGCGTACATCCATTACCTCCGTTTGTGAAATGTGGAAAACTGTTGTCGTTTTAGGATAACTTTTAGGTTTTTCTTCATTGCCACCTTTAACGAACGTAACCACCTTAACTCCATGTTCCCCTTTCTTTACAACTCGACCGAGAGCTTTCCATGCGTGGAACGTTAAGACATTTTCCCTTGGAATTATATCATCGGCAGAAATTCCTTTTTCCATAAACCCCTCAATGATCGGAAGATAATTCATCGTTGAGAGATTGCCGGTTGCCCTTGACAGGCTTTCTTGTTCCATTTCTTTTTGTTTCATTTTAAACCCCTTGAGATTTTAACCACTTTGTATAAGACATCGGTGTATCATCACACCTAATACAGATGTGACAATAACTAGACCATCTTTGCTTTACATAATTATCGTAATCCCCTTTGTATCCTGTTGAGACAGCGAACAAGAAATCTTTTTGTAGTTGTGCCATTACACGAACTCCTTAATTTTTTCAGTTACCAAGATTTTCAATGCGTACAACAAAGTAACCTGTGCATCGTGCCATTTGTAATCTTCACTTGATTTATAGAATTGTACCATTTGGTTATAATGCCCAACTATAGTTTTGTCGATAATTGGAATCAAAGCTTTTAGATCGGCTTTTGACTGAAAAGCTGGCATAGGGATGCTCATTGGAACTCCTTGGTCATTTAGTTAAAGTACAACTATATAATACAACAACCTGACATATTTGCAATCAGATTTTTAGCTGGAAACGTCTGATAACCACACTATCAATCGTGCATGTAATAGTATCGTCCTTCAAAATCTGTTCGCAATTGGAACCCAGGACGGCTGGAAATATGGTAAGGAATTTCAGGTTCTCCTATACCGATTTGCTTATTTTCAATTTTAGCCAAGACATCGGCTCGATTACAACCATATTCCTTATAATATTTGACCGCATCTTTTACCGTTTTGAAGTTTGCCAAGCCTGTTCGAGTCGCCATTTTAGCCTCTAAATATGAGAATTTTTGTTAAATGTAAGCCCAAAATCGTAATAATAATAATCGTAAAACAAATAAAATTCGTAACGAACCGACTTTTTATTACTGATTTTAGCTCATTCTTTGTTCCGAAGAACACTAGTACAGCTACTAAAATTTGGATAGTTAGATACAAGATATTCATCATTAGTTCACCGTAAGATTAATAATTAACGTAACGATAATAACAATAACATAAAAATTCAAATTATTCAAATTATATAAGATTTGTAGGTTTAGTATTATTTAGTATTAGCTTTAAATCAATAGAATATTATAATATCATATAGTTATATATTAAAAGTAGTATAAGTTTAAAAAGTTCATCGCCTAGAAAAATAACGAACATTTGTATTTTTTAATTTTTTTTAGACATTTTTATTATTATTATTACGATGAAATATCTTAATTATACCTATAGAACGTTGAAAAACAATAATAATAATAATAATAACTGACATATTGCTTCAAACTACCATGTTAAAATTTAATTTTGCGTTAAGGCTAAACTATACGAATAACGATAATTCGTAAAATGTTTAATTACGTTATAAAAATTATTAAATTGACAAAATTATTAACAAAGCTTAGTATATGACTCGACTTAATCACTAACTTCAAAGGACTATATGAATCCGTTAAAATTTGCAATAATTGAAAATCCTAAAGTTTTTATTGACCAGTTGCCAGAAGACATGCAATCAGATATGTACATGGGTATAAGCAACATCCTTAACTTTAAGGGTAATAGCGAGACTCGCAAATACCGTGACATAAATTGGCACAACTTAACTAGAGGTGATTATGGTCGTAAAAGCGAACGACATTCTCAGCTAGTCAATTTACTGTGGTCATACTGGCTTATTTGGCGAGATTACACTGAAATTAAAAAACGTAGTCCTACAGCACTAAAATTTATAAGTCATTCATCTGCCGGTGGTACATTTACATCAAAAGATCAAAGAGTTCGATTGGCAATAAACTCAAATCCTAAACTGCGTGAACAGTTTCAAAAATGGTGCGAAGAACACGAGCTTTATTTCGACAAACAGGAAGATAGGTTTGACACTATGTTCTACCCTAACCGTCTTGCTGACGATGAAACTTTGGAACAATATCCTGTATGCTCATTTGACTTTGAGCTTCTTGACAGTTACATAAACCTTAACACCGAATACCTGGAAACTATAATCCCTAAGTATCAAAAAATAGGTGCAGTTAATTCTTATGCCAGAGAAGTTGTAACATCTGAGCGTGGTATAAAAACAAAGTTATTAAAATGCCAAGAGCTTATTCACGATGCCGAATACAGAATTGAAAAAATCTATGGTAAAGTCCTTAATGCCATGGAGGAGTTGGATTCTAAATTCCCCGGAACGGTAACTTTATTTGAAGAAGATTTTTTAAATATGCGGCGAGCATTGGAAAATTCACATATAAAAATAGACGTGCTTTTAAAGCATAAAGGACCTGATCCTTTTACACGTTTTGTTTTGCCAGAAGTTGAAGAAGCTATTACCCCAATTATGCCTACGCCATCTAGCCCTT